CATCACACGCGAGACACAGGCGCGGGTTACAGCAATTAACCCCCAAACCGCCGCAACGGAAGCCCTGAAAACACGGGTCGGCAATACTGAAAGCAGCATCACAGCATTGCGCGAAACCGTTAATCAGAAAGACAGTGCAAGGTCGTCTGAAATCAATACGCTGACGGCGAAGCTGAACAATCTGAAGATTGGCGGCAGAAACCTGTTGCGCGCCAGCGGTACCCCGCGAACCAATGCTGATTATCTTCATCGCTATCAGATCACCGAAGCCCCTGCTGTCGGCGAAGACGTTACTGTTACCCTGTATGGCGAGCTTTCCGCAGACCGTACGGGAATAGGCGTATACAACTCGCGCGGTTTCGGAGAAATCATGAAGTTGGCAAAAATTGCCGACGGTGTGTATCGCGGCACGGGTAAATGGAAGTTGGCTACAGGTGGGGAAAATTCGGGTGTTTTTGCCGACAATAGCCATCTGAACGTGTATTTTTACCCGTCGTCTGCCAAATCCGAAAATACGATAAACCGTATCAAACTGGAACGCGGAACGGTCGGTACGGACTGGACGCCCGCGCCCGAAGACAATGACGGTTTGCAGGAAGTTCGTGGCACGGTTCAGGTGGTTCAAAACACACTGGCCAAAGCGACAGGCGACATCAAATCGCTTGGCGAGCGTATCACGACAGCCCAATCAACCGCTGACGGTAATAAAGCGACGGTACAAGCCCACGCGAAAAGCATCAACGGCTTGGAAGCGCAATACACGGTAAAGGTCGATGTTAACGGCAAGGTAGCGGGCTACGGCTTGGCAACCACGCCGAAAAACGGAACGCCTGAAAGCAAGTTTATTGTGAATGCCGACCGTTTCGGTATTGGCGCACCGGGCAAAGCCGACGTTTTCCCGTTTACGGTAGACACACAGCAAAACCGTGTCGGCGTGAACGGCGAGCTGGTGGTAAACGGCAAGGCGATTGTCGATAAACTGAACGCCGGGGATATTCACGGCGACAAAATCACGGCAAACACGTTGAACGCAAACCGCCTGAAAGCTGGAAGCATTACAGCACGGGAAATCGGAGTTGACAGGTTGTCGGCAATATCCGCCAATTTGGGGGATATTCGAGGCGGGCGGATGGATTTAGGCAATGGTCGTTTTGTCGTGGAAAATAACGGGGAGGTGTCCTTGTCATCATCTAGCGGACAGGTTGGCATGAAGCTGAAAAACGAACGACTTACCGTACATGATACAAGGGGCTATTTACGGGTGATAGTGGGATATAAAGGTAATTCCTGATGGATTATGGCTTGTTTTGCTTTGATAAAGACGGGAATCTTATCGATATAAACTTGGATGCAAGTTTGATTGTCGAGGGGGTGTTGTTTTTGGGTAATGCTCCAAATGGGCTAATTGCCTTAGATATGTTATTCCCACGCCGGAATTTTTTTAAGGGAATTTTCCTAATCCCACAGTCCCACACCGTTGGTAACTGGAACACCGAATATTTGAGTATAAAGAAACTGCAAAACGGAACATTGCAATGGGTACACTCCTTTTACCATAAACGTCTTTTTGGTGATAGGTTTATTACCCATTGCGGTGCTTTTGCAGGTAGGAGCTTGCTTTATGGCTACTTCAACTGATGACAAAGATTGGGGATTTGCAATTTATAACGAGGCGGGGGTGGATTTAGTCAATTTTGGTTTGTTCGCGCCGAAATATATCGGTAAATTGCATCTATCCCTACCAGAGGGGGGCGGTGGGTTGAATAATCTTCGCGTCGTGTCAAATAGCGGGCGCGAAGTGTCTGTAACTGACGGTAGCCTTAATGTGCCTTTTATGTCGTTAATGGAGCGTGGCAGGGAGCCTGATAGAGCAAGCGGTGCATTAATTTCAAGTTACCTTTTTACCGCCCCTAATAACGGCGTACGCATGATTCTGCCTTTGTACGGTTCATCGGGCATCGGGTTGCGAAACAGGGGTTTGATTCCCGCCGTCATTCACGGCTGGGGAAGCGGTTACAATCAAGAAAAATTCGAGATGGCTACTTTGATGTGCAACGCCCTGAAATCAGGGTCGGATATTATGCACGCATCACTCGAAATGAAGCATATTGACGGGCTTTTATCAGCGGATGAAAAGTCAAATTATGTAACGGGGTTGCCATACGCCAACGGGCGAGCTGCGAACTACAATCCGACGGGACTGCCTATTACCGCATCTTTTCGCAGCACAAGAATCGGGGTTAATGAGCTGGCGGGGTTCTCGGCGGTAAGTCTGGGCTGTGGATATATGGTTATAGATATGGCAGGCGGTACGGACTTGGAGGTGTATTTTTACGAGACTGCGGGCTTACCCTATGAGTATCTGAACAAATGCTCCACCGCCATTGACTATAACCCATACGGGCTTGCAAGTTATGACTACTCACCACAGCAAATAAATTACGTCATGCCCAAAAAAGGCAGTGTGGCCGAAGTAAATGACGGCTACAACAGGTCGGTTACGTTTTCGGATTTGGTTGTGGGTAAAGTGGATAGGTCAAGATGGTTTTTTACCACCCAGTCGCCTGAAACCGTGCCTGCCATCATAGACGCATTGAGAAACGGCGAGAACAAGGATAAGCGCAAAAAATTAGCCCGATTTTTGGAGGGTGATGAAAATGCTCCTTTGAAATATGAGCAGTATGACAGTTCGTCTTTGCCGCTTAAACTCATGGGGGCGGTTACCCAAAACGGCGGGACTATAAGGCGTAAAGTGTCTCAATCAGGACTTTTTTACGAAGTATCGGGAATAGACCTTGCCAAAGCCGCGCAACCTGTCGGTATTCTTGGTTGGGACTCTGCCGCGCTTTACAAGACGGGGCTGCCTGATGGTTTTGGAGCGGGTGTACACAGTCTTTTCCAAGACAAACAGTCGGGTGCTTATTATCCGATGCTGCCAAATCCGCAAGACACATTTAAATGGGATTTGAACAAGGTCAATTCATACCAGCCGATTCTAAACTATCGGTATTCGAACGTAATTGCGGATAAAAGCGATGGCGGCGGGCTGACTGGGTGGCAAAAGGTAAATGCAGACTTGGCCAATACGTTTAATGCCCGGATGGCATCAAACCTGCCTTACAGTTATCGCCAGTTTAATAAGGCACAATCAGTCGCCCACGTCTCACGCAGCAAAGAGATTGTGTGGGCAAGTTACACAAACCCGCTACCAGGTTCGTCGTATTACGATGCGGCAACGCGGGCGGCTGAGTCTCAGGCGATGCAGCTTGCCAGGCAAACGGAAGCACGCTTGGAAGAGGTATCAAGGGCGTTTGAGGAAAGAATGGAAGCTGAATTGCTGGATTCAGAAATCAATGCCTTTAAATCTAAAATGGGTTTATTGGAGCAACTGTCAAAAATCGCAAATGAGAACACCTCGAGAAGCTGGCAAGATCCATTTTGGGGAGCGTGGGCTTATAGGCATAGCGACAAACTGGAGTTATATTGCGCCGCGCGAGAAGCGTTGCCGGAAACAACAACCCCACTCCCTGAAAATTGGCTTTGCTGTGTAAAGCCTGATGTTTAACACTTTAAAGATTGGAAAGTTATGACTAAACAAGTAATTGCAATTAACCGCGAAATTGAAGATGAAAGCACCGGTGCAACGGCAAGCCATCATGTAATCGAATATGTAAGTATTGATTACAAGTTCAAAACCGTAACGGCAACCCTGAACGGCTACGTCTCGAAAAAGGCATATGAAGCGGGTCGGAATCCGCTTTGTTCCCACTCGATTACCGTAAACGCCTTGCCGGAAGATGGCGAGGTATCCCGTGCATGGCTGTACAGTAAAGCCGTCGAGCAAGGGAACGACCAAAGCGTCTTTTCCGGTGCCGAACTGGTCGAAGCCTGATGTAAATTTGAAACCACGCCCGTGATGATTCACGGGCTTTTTTATGGGCGGTCGTATGAGCGATTTAGAAACGAAAATCAAGATAACCGTCGAAAACGGCACGGCAGCGGGCTTTAATCAAGCGGCAAGCGCGGCGTCGAATGCTTCCAAGCAGATTGAAAACGCTATCGGTCAGGTGCGATCCGAATTGACGCGCAGCTTTTCCGAGATGCGAAAGTCGATGGAAAAGGCGTTTGGCATTGATATGTCCGATTTTGTCGGAGGTGTCGGCGACGGCAAGGAAAAGGTCAAAGAGTTAAACGCCGAACTTGCCAAGACAGGCGATAAAGCAGAAGAGGCGGCGGGCGGGCTGGGTAAAATCGGCACGCTGTTGGCGGGATTTGCGACGGTGTCGTTTGCAAAATCCCTGCTTGATACTGCCGATGCTATGCAGTCGATAAACAGCCAAGTAAGACAGGTGGTGTCGTCTGAAACCGAGTATTTGGCTGTCCAACGTCAGCTTTTGGATGTAGCGAACAATACCCGCGCATCGCTTGAATCAACGTCAAGCTTGTATGTATCCACAAGCCGCGCCTTGAAAGACTACGGCTACACGCAGCAGGAAATCTTGCAATTTACCGAAGCGACGAACAATGCCATGACAATCGGAGGTGTGGCAGCGCAACAGCAAGCCGCCGCGTTGATGCAGTTATCGCAGGCTTTAGGCAGCGGTGTATTGCAGGGCGATGAATTTAAATCTATTGCCGAAGCCGCCCCTATCCTGCTGGATACCATTGCAGAATATATGGGCAAATCACGCGCCGAAATTAAAAAGCTGGGCAGCGAGGGACAGTTGACGGCTGATGTGATTTTTAAAGCCATTTCCGGCGCATCTGAAAAATTCGGCGAGCAGGCGGCAAAAATGCCCATGACGATGGGTCAGGCGTTGACGGTGTTCTCGAACAACTGGCAAAGCATGGTTTCCAAGCTGCTGAACGACAGCGGCGCAATGAGCGGTATCGCCTCCATTATCAAACTGATTGCGGATAACCTTAATTTGGTCGTCCCCATCATGGCGGGCTTTGCGGTTGCCATTGCCGCCGCTGTTGCGCCCACGCTGGCTTTAAATCTCGCGCTGTTGGCAAATCCGTTTAGCTTGATTGCGGTCGCCATCAGCGCGGTCATCGGCTTGATTGCTCAATTCGGCGACCAAATCGACATTTTCGGCGATGGCTGGTCGAATCTTTCGGACGTAATACAGGCCGTCTGGCAAGTAATCACGGAAACCATCGGCGAAGCTGTCGATACCGTTAAATCATGGTTCGGCGAGCTGACGGCATGGGTTGACGAGAGCGTCGGCGGTTGGTCGGCGGTATTCGAGCGCGTGATGGGCTTAATCTCAAGCACCATCGGGGCTTATATCAATGTCTATATCAACACCTTTGCAACTGGCTGGATGTTGATAAAAGAAGCCGCCAATAATATGCCGCAATTCTTCGCCAATCTTGGTAAGGCTATTGGCAACGTGTTTATCTCTGCAATTGAGTGGATGATAAACAAGGCAATCGGCATGATTAACAGCATGATTGACTTTGCCAACAAAGCCGCGTCTATGGTCGGAATATCGGGCATTGACAAGCTGAGTAACGTCCAAATCGGCAAGATGGACGACGGCGGACTAGGCGGCCGCATCGTTGACAGCATGACGAAAGACCGAGCGGGCGCAATGGCAAACGCTATCCGCGAACGGGCTGCAA